ATATTATAATAATGTATTATATTTTCACTATAAATATGAAAAACATGAAAAACACAAAACAAATAACACAAGGAACAATCCTTTACTCATCAGGAGGATATGAGGAAACTAGAGTAAGATTTTATCAAGTAGTTAACTTAGTTGGTAAAACACAAGTAGAATTAGTTAGTATTGGTAAAACAAAACAAACTAGAGATGGTGATGATTATTGGATTGATTGTACTCCTAACATTTTAGATAGAGGTACAGATACATTTAAAAGAAAAATCAAAACATCAAAATTAAGTGAAACAACATATGTTTCTATTAATGACAGAGAATTTGCTTATGTATTAGGTAAAGATTCTGTTAGTGAAACACATCCTAAATACAGATACTAACATGAAAGACTTAAAAGAATTAGAAAAATACTTTAACCAACCATTATGGTTAATAACCTTATTACTTTGGATTGGCACATTGGGATTAGTCCTCCTAATGAGTTATGTTGATTCATTGTGATGTTTTTTCATATTGATTAGTTTTAATGGCACATTTATGTGTACAGGAGAGGAGGCTTAGGTCTCCCTCCTTTTTTATTTTATAGCATATCTACCATAATTAGGATAAGATAATTTATGAGCAATAGAATATCTTAAAGCATCACAAAAGTGATTGTTCATGTCTAATGGTTTATTAGTAGGGTTACCATTTCTATCTTCTACATATTTATAACTCTCTAACTCTCTTATAGCATTTATACTATCTTTAGTAACATGTAATTTGTATCTTCTAATCAGGTCTATTCCATAGTTTATCTCATACTTCTTTTTGCCTTTTATATTCCAACCCATTCTATGTATTTCTTCTATAGATTTAGGCTCACTAGAATCTGCATAGACTTCATCTCTCCTGTCTAATCCTAGCTGTTCTAACTTTTGTGCAATATCCTGATTTGTTAGTCCTGTCTCATAAAGCAGTTCTTTACAATACATATTCTCTCCATCAATATAAGTTGCACACATAGCTGTACTATCTGATGCATATCCAAAGTCTAAGCCATATGATATAAATCTAGCTGTAGGAGGTATCTCATTACACACACTAAACTTAAATACCAATGCTCTATTTTGACCTCTAAGACCTAATCCATATATTCTCCAATAGTCAGGGTCAGTATCTTTTAATCTTAACAGCTCTGCTTTTAGTGTATCTGATATAAATGGGTTGTCTCTAAATGTTGTAATGTGTAATGCACAATCAGGTCTCTCTAGCACTTTGTCATATATCCAATGAAATTGGTCATGTGGATTGTAGTCAATAATAATGTTTCCATCTGTTCTAAATAGTAGCTGATTCCATGCTTCATAATCTATTTCATTAGCTTCATTAATAAACAGCAGGTCTCTCTTTCTTCCTCTAACTCTAGAACCCATGTCTAAGCTAAAGAACTCTATTAAGTTTCCATTCAACCAATACTCATTAGATGTCTTGTTGTGGTATATCTCTGAGTATAGTTCATTACTCCTAAGTATTTCAAGAAAGTCTCTTAGAGTTGAGCTTTTGAGACTTGGTAAAGTCTTTCTACAGATGCTTATAACTTTACCTGTATTTCTATTGCAATAACTAAATATAATCCACAGTAATGCATTATAGGTTTTTCCTGCCCTACTACTTCCCTGTAGTGCAACTATTTTGTCAGTATTCTTTTCTAGAATTTCAAATACAACATTAGTCTGTATCTGTTTCATTCTTCACTATCTTAACCTCAAACATCTTATCACCTATCTCACTAATCTCTTGTCTCTCTATATATCCTCTGCCCTTACCTTTAGTTTTTAGATAGAATAATATCTCTGCTGTTTTACCATCTCTGATATTAGATAACAACTGATGTTCTGCAAAGTCTAGTAGACCTTCTTTTACTTCATCTACTTTACCTGCAAACTGTTTATCTTTCATCCAGTCATAAAAAGTCTGTCTAGATATGTTAGCTGCTTTACATGCTTTACTAACATTCCCCATCTTACTTGCATATACTTCTAAAAACTTGTCTCTATCTTTTGCCATCTTTTATTTAGTGAATCTTTTATCTTTTCTAATCTCTCTATTGTGTATTTAGATTTAGGAAAAGTCTTATCTAATTTGTTAATAACTGTACTTTTAATTGAATAACATGATGTAATAAATAACATCAAAAAAACTACCAAAATCCTTTTTAGTAATTTATTGTCAGATTTGTAAACTTTCTTCTTCACTCATTTGTATAATAGCCTCCTCATACATTTCTTTTACTATTGTTGATAACTTTAACAAATCCTCATCTGATAAATACTTCAATTTAGGTTTTATATAATCTATTCTTTGAGCTGCTAAATCTTCTTCTAAGTCAATTACAACTGCATGATACCAATCTAGAATATGTGGAGAGTATTTACTGTAAACCTCAAATGATTTTATACTATGTATTACACTTGCATGTGTTATGTTATAATTATACTCTTGTGCTAAGTCTTGTATTTCTCTAAGGGTAAATCTGTAAAACTTTTTTAGTACTGTGTATAATAAAGACCTTATCTCTACTACTTCCCTTCTTCTTGTGTTTTCAAATACTCTGTACCCTGATAATGATTCTATCTCATTTATCAATGTCATTATTCTACTTCTATTCCTCATTGTTTTTTGTGTTTATTTCTATACTCTTTATTATTGTGCAAACCTGCATGTCTTGCTTTTTTTATTCTTTCTTCTCTAGGCATGTCCATTAAGTTTTGACTTTGTGTACCTATTGCTATATTATCCCATGTATCATCATTTCTAATACTGTTTAAATGTCTAACAACTGTTCCTTCTACATATATCAATGCATCATATTTTTGATATGCTTGTAATCTAGACCATTTAAACTTTATATGTTTCTTTGGGTCTAATGGATTTCTAAATTGAAAAATATTATAACCATTCTTTAACCAACCTTTCACAGGATTACCATTTTTACCTAATAGCTTTCCATCTTTAGTCATTCTATAACCTTCTTGATATGCTAATATTTCATTTCTGCTCATTGTCTATTTTAGTTTGCAAAGCTGCTAATGCTCTCCATGCTACTTTAGCTAGATGAGATACTCCATCATCATCATCTTCCTTTGCTTGTATTAGATGTCTAGTTAATGCATCTAGATGGTCCATACTTTTACTCTTATCCCAATGTAAAGGTTTGCCTTTGTGATGTTGTTCATTTCCAATCTTGCTCACTCTTGATATTTCCATAAGAGCATCAGGAAAGTAATTTATTACACCTGTCCATACTGGATAATCTTTTCTGTTCATTATCTAAACACCCAAAATAAAAAGTTAATTCCCATAATAGACCAAAATGTAAATATTGGTAATCCCCAAACTATATATCTCAATAGTCTTTTTTGAAAAGCTATATCAGCTTTAGTTGTTCTGTAATGATGTCTTAAATCTGCTTTTGGTATGTAATGTTTCATAGTTCTATGTTTATATAATACTGGTCTAAATCTGCATCCTGCATAAACCATTCCTGATAAGTTTCTAATGCTCTCTTTACTTTTAATCCACCCTTTAAATGAAATTCCTCTGTACATTGTGCATATCCTATATCTAAACTTCCTTTATCAATTACAATAAATCCCATATTCTCAGGCTCTATAGAAAACAGCTCACAGTACAGAAAGCATTGGACATCATAAGAGAATTTCTCTGCTGAATACTTCCATCCTTGTAATGCACTTGTGCTTTTTAAATCATACATTTCATTAGCCTTTAAAATATCTGCTTTAGCTCTAAAAGGGAACTCAACACCATCACAATTTATTGTGCCTATTTCAGGAACCTCAAATCTACTTCCACTTAGTTTCTCTAATACCATTTCATTTCTTAGTAATGCATCTGCTAATCTTTCTGCATCATTTTTCTCTTTCATTGTAAAAACCCTGCCATGTTCTTTGACAGCATCTTTATATTTCTTTGTATTCTTTGATTGCACATCTATAAAAATTTGCTCATTAAAAACATGATTCTCTAGCACACAAGTGTGCATAAGCCACCCATCTCTTAATGCTTGTGCATCAGATTGACCATACTCTAATATATGTTTGTATGTTTTAGGTGATGATAGTAAGTGTTTGATTGTTGTACTAGAAAAAGCTGCTTTACCTAAATATCCATAGTAAAAGTCATCATCATATGACTTCTCTATTATATCTTCTTTTTCCCATTCTGTTCCATCTAATAGTGTTATTTTCATTCTTGTAGTTTAAGTGTTACTGTTATATATAATGTCTTATTGTGTACATGATAAAACTTACCTATTATTCTAGCTAACAATTCCATGTTCTGAAATGTAACAAGGACTTCTTCATACATGTTAGGTATTGCTTCAAAATCCATCCATATAAGATTGAGTTGGTCTATTATAAGATTCTCAATATCTATCTCTGCACCTTTGTAAATTGTATCAGTTTCAAATTCTAATTCTACTCCTAGTTCAATCTTCTTTGGTCTCCAGTTTGGATTCAGCTTTTCTAGCTCTTTCAATAGCTCTTAATTTATCTGTTCTATATTCATCTATACTTAACATCAAAAGATGTCTATCATTTTGCAGCTCTGTTACATAAAAATGTATTTGCACTACAGCATTAATTAATGTCTCTAGCTTTTCATTAGTAGGATTCTTTTTCTGATACTCTAATAAAATATTATTAGCTATCTCAGCATTTGTTAGATACTGCATATCTTTTAGGTTGTCTAGTTTCTTGCTGACTAACTCTCTGTCTATGTCCTTTGTAGGAACACTAATATTGAAATCTGTACTTTTCATAATCTCTTATATCTGATTCTCTAACTTTTATTATTACATCTTTATTGCCATCCCTAGTATATAAACAATGATAGTCTGATTTATTAACACATACATCTTTGAATCTTTTAATGTATTTAACTAATCCTAGTCTATCATAGAACACATAACTATTTATATCAAGATACTCAATAACCATATATTTTGCAAAGCCATATAGTGAACCTTTACCACCCCACACATTTCTTTTCTCTAACCATACAGCATCAGTTTTTTTATCACCCTTTAAATCTACAGGAGTTATCTTACCAATTATAAAATCTACATGGTAGTTCTTATCTATATGTGTTGATGTCTTTGTAGCTCCTATTCCTATTTTGTCCATAAAGTCTTTAAACTTTTTTTCTGATAACTCTCCTTTTTTCCAATTACCTTTATTCTGATAACTTCTTGGTTTGAACCCCATTGTCATAAATTTTTTCTAAATCTCCTATCCACACATTAATTGTGTCCATCTTCTTAACTCCTCCACACCCACAAGGTTCAGTATATTTATGTTCAAAATACTTTGCATGTAATCTATAAACAATTTTTAAATCATCATCAGTAAATCCTTTACTCATAGATGTTTTAAATCCAGTAAAATCTATGTAGTCCTCCTGTTCCATTTGTTGCCTTAGCAAACTCTTATAACTTCTTAATGCCATCTTTTGTAATTATATATTTGTTTAACTTATCCTGTCTTTTATCACACCCACAATCTTCATAGCCAAATAACTTAGCTACAGATTTAGCTATAGTTTTACCATAACCAAAGGTTATTATTCTTATTACTTTTTCTACAAAGTCTCCTAGCTTCATTGGTTTCTTTGTTTTATGTCCTGCTGCCATTTTATATCCATTCTTAAAAAATCTTTTTATTCCTTTTTCCAGTTTCATAATCCTACCTTTTTCTTCAACAACTTCTTTACATTTCTATAGGTATTGTATAAACTTATATATGTAATTGTTGTCTTTCTACTAAGCTCAGATATTTTTGTACCTGATGCTATTATTTCAAATACCTTTTGGTCATACCAATGTAGTTTAGAAAATTCTTCATTAAACTTCTTTTCAACTCTTGCAAATTCAACCTGTTCTCCATCTTCAATGTTTGCCAATATCTCCTCACTAACAAATGATATTCTATTTCTTTTCTTTTTAAGTTGTAAGAACATTGTGTACAATGTCTTGAATATATAATAGTAATTAACATCATCATCACCATAACTAATATCTGTTCCCTTTTCTGTAAGATAATGAATTTTTATATATAACTCCTGAACTAAATCCTCTGCTGTTGCTTGGTCCAATCCAAATGACTTGCATATGTTTACCCATATCTTATGTTTCTTTGCTGCTTTCTCTAGTATATTCATCTATCAACTCTTTCATGTTCTCTCCCTCTAGACTATAACCAACATTATTTATTACTGACCTCATCCTGATTGGGCTTAAAAAACTGGTGGGCATGCCGCCAGTTGAAGTATCTTTAATTTTTAAAACATGCATCTCTGTAATCATCCAGTCCAATGGATGTTGGACCATCCTATGAATTGAGCAAAAAAAGTTAGGTCTATTTGAGAATTTGCCACCTCCTTCACAATCACTAAATTTAGGGCATACAGGATAACCTGCATATTCATGTTGAGCAGGATGTACTTTTCTAAGAGCCTCTGTTACTGCATGAGTAGTTAGCCATAGTGCTACTTTATGTTTATGGCAAAACAATCTAAACTCACTACAAACTGTATAGTCATATTCATGACCACCTACACTTCTATATAGTTCTCTATCTTTAGCAAGAGAGTTGTAAGGGTCAATTAGGAATCCATTGTAATCCCATCCCTTTTTTATTTCTGCTCCTAAATCTAGTAAAGACTTATAGGTCTGTATATCATCTATTGCTATAAATTTAAAATGTGAATCCACCCATTTACTTGCTTCAAGTAACTCCTCCTCATCAATCTTGTTAATGGGTAGACCACACTTAAACTCTATTATTCTTTTTATATTACTGTAAACTTCATTCTCACTACTATAACATAGCCATCTTAATCCATGCTTTAAGCTATAGAGAAACATTAAGTAGAAACAGAAATGAGTTTTACCTACATTACTATGTCCTAAGAATACTCCAAATTCTTCTTTAAATCTAAAATATGTATCAAATGATTTAATGCCTAGAGCCAACCCCTCCTTGATAGTTCCATTTCTTATTTTGTGGATTAAATCAAGTTGGGATTTAATGTCTAGTATCATCTTTTAATCTGTAAATGGGTCATCATCCCCATAGCCTAAGTTTCTATCAGGGTTGTGTTCTACTGTTGTTACTTTTTTCTCAGGTGAGAAATCACTATGTGGTATGTAAAGTTTACCATTCTTACTTCTAAGAACATCCATTGACAAGTAGCCATTGTTCTTTTTTACTACATCCTGTACATCAGGATTGTTTAAATGTTCTTTGAATCTATCTATGTGCATCCTCATCTTAACCACCACAAAATCTTTTGGTGATTCATCTAGATACACTCCTTGTACAAAATCAGGTTTTGCCATAATTATTCAGGTTTAGTTATTAGTTGTTTAAATATTATATCTGCTGCACTAGCACATTGTTGTAGCATAAACATTTGTCTATTTGAAAACACTTTGCCTTTTACTCTTTGTTTGTCATCAAATTCTACTTCTGATAAATCAGAGTGTTTTTGAAACTCAGGACTAAGTATTATTGCAGCTACATTATTCCACCCAACAGACCTAGCTATAGATTCTTGTTGAGACATAACAGCATTGTTAGCTGTTTGATTATTATTTGCCATTTGTTTTATATTAGGTTTATTAAACTCAGTTTCTAATTTAGCATTATTGCTTTTATTATCTTTAAATGAATATGAAATCTCATCTCCTATTTTAAAGTTGTCTATTGTTTTTTTAGACTTAGCTAAAAAATCAGGCTTATCACCATTTTTTAAATGCAGTCTATATTTAAGAAAAGTATGCTCATTATTATTGTATGTGCCTTTATCCCCTTCTATATATTCTATTGTACTCTTTTTAATATTTGTGGATGCCATCATATGTTTTATTAAAGTTAATGTTTTTATTTAAAGCATTATTTTTTTTTTGCCATTCATTGTAGACTTTTTCTAATGCTTCAATTTTTCCTTCAAGTGCTGAGACTTTTAATTGGAGACTTGTTTTCTCCCTTAAAGTTTCTTTATAATCTGTGTGTAAGTTTTTATAAAGTTCATACAGTTGATTGAACCTGTTTTTTTGGTCCTCTATCATACTGTCTTTTGCAGTAGGTTCTTCACCTTTTTTTCTATATACCATTGTAGTTAAATTATTTTTCTACAGCTAATATACAATAATTATTATTATATATTATAATTTTTCCAATAAAGTTTTATAATATTCTATCATATCCTGTAATTCATCTATAGAAAACTTACAGGTCTCCCTTGACTTTATTAGTAGTTCAGTAGCTTTGTCTGCATGATATTTTTTATTTATAAATAATGCATACTCATATTGTCTACCTGCTAAAAATGTATTATCATAAGCTGATTGTAGATGAACATTCTCCTCATCCCATCTAGTACACATGAATCTTCTGCTTATAAAATGACCTGCATGTCCATTACTCTTATGAATAGTTTTACCTGATGTACAACACTTACCATAACCCTTACTGTTAGTATCTCTTTCTCTTATGTATTGTGAAAAGATTTTATCTAACTTTCTTACTAATGTTTTTCTTTTAACTTTTCTTGCCATATAATAAAGTTATAAAAAAAACCCCAACTAAAAAGTCAGGGTTTCTCTTTCTATAATGAAAAGAAATTTTTTAGACTAAATATTCATCTAGATTAGATGCTTTCATTTTACTTACACATTTAGAACAAACCTCATGCTCACCTAAATCATTATAAGTCAGACTATCTAAATTTATTTCACCACAATCAATATCATAATTGTCAGCATTAATGAATAATTTATCATCTACAGGGTGTAAAAATTCAGCATGTCCTATAAAATTGTGTAACATTTTACCTGAATAATTATCATCAGTATCTTTACCACAAATTATACATGCACAATCATGTCCATATGCATAATTAATGTTAAATAAATCTCTTATATAAGTATCTGATATTGTTCTTAAT